CAGTCATTCACGTGATGCTGGGTGATCGCCGGGTCGCTTGCGACATAGGTGAGGCCGGAGCCGTTATTTGGGCCTTGCGCATTGCGGAACAGGCAGCGCGTGATGATGGATTTTAGGCAGGAGGCTTGGATGGCGACGGCGTAGGTATCGGTGGTGATGGCGCTGTTGGCGTCAAAAATAATGCCGTCGATGAATGCCGCCGGCGACGAAATGCTGATCCAGGCGGCGGTGGATGAGGTGCCGATTTTGGATTGCGCGGGGCGTTTCAGCTGCGTGAGGCCAGGCACGCCCAACAACGTGCAGGGCGAAGAAATATCGCATTCGCCGGCGATGGCGTAGGTTTTCGCACCCAGGCGGACCGGGTTGCCGGACACGAGGGCGGCGAGAAGTGCGGCGCTGTCATCCGTTACGCCGTCGCCAACCGCGCCGAAATCCTCGATGGAAACGGCGTTGGCCGCGAGGGCGGAAATTGTGCGCGCGGTGTTCGCACCCGTTGCGGTGGCGGTAAGCGCGCCGCCAGGCAGGCCGGAAATGCCGGCGATGCCGCCGAGAAAATTTGCATAGCTGACACCAGCATTGGCGCCGCTTTGGCCAAGCGGGACGATGTCCGCGGGGCCTGGCGTGGTGCCGGATGGCAGCGATGAGACTGTGAACGGCGCCGCGGTGGCCGATAATGTTGAGCCCGTGAGCGCGAGATTGGCGCCGATGGAGATGGGCACGGGTGCGGCGGTGCCGGGGCCGATGCCGCCGAGCAAGGTGTTCTGTGGCACTGTTAACACCGTTTGCGTGCCTGCCAGCACTTGCGCGCGGGTGGCCGCCAGGGTTTGGCCATTTTGGAAAATGGGCAGCTCATCAGTATCCGCCACGGAACTCGCGGCTGGTAATTGTCCGATTGTCGGCATGAAAAACCCTCAGTCAGTCGTCAGTGGCGAGCCGGATGGGTCAGTCAAAGGCTGACCGCTTGGCGTGGTGAGTGCGGATTCCGGCGCTGGAATGCTGGCAAGCGAGATGACCGGCAGAGCGATGCTGCGCGCCAGCGTGCGGCCGCCCGTGGTGGAGATTGTTACGGTCACGGTGTAGGTGGTGAGAGGCTGCCCGCCTGTCAGCCACAGCACCGCCCGCGCGCCATCGGCGCTTGAGGAGGCGAGGGTGAGATCGCCAGGGTTGCTGGGGCTGATTGTGATATCCAGCGTGGCGATGGTATCGCCAGGATTGGCGGTGAGCGCCGGCGAAATATCAAACACGTAGTCCAGCGTGTCGCCTGGGTCCTTGGCCGGCCATTGCAGAGGCTTGGCGGGTGGGATTTGCGGGCCGCGCGGGGTGGGAACGAAGCCGTCTATCTGCGCGTAACGCGCGTTGGAGGGCTTCCATAAATGGCTGGCGGGTGTGCTCATGTTAGTATTCCACAATCACGATGCCGGCGGCGCCCGCGCCGCCAGGGTAGCCGGTTGCGGTGCCGCTGACGCTCAACCCGCCACCGCCGCCGCCGCCGCCAAAGCCGGTGGCGCTTAGGCCCGGTATGGGGCCGCTGGAGGCGCGGCCATTGCCGGGGCCGCCGCCATCGCCGCCGCGCGCCGCGACGACGATGCCATCGCTGCCATAAGAGCCGCCGCGGTTGATCTGGCCGCCCACGCCCGCGCCGCCAGCGCCGCCGGCCATCGCGAATTCCGGCGTGGTGCCGCCGCTGCCGCCCGTGCCGCCGGTGGCCGACATATACGCGCCGAAGCTGGATGTGCCGCCATTATTGCCGTTTGCTGGCGAGGCGGGCGCCGCCCCGCCAGCGCCTACCGTGACCGCGATGCCTTGCCCCGGCGTCAGCCCCGTCACCACGCCCGTGGCCTGGCCGCCCGCGCCGCCGCCGCCGCTGGGCATGGTGCTGTGATAGCCGCCCGCGCCGCCGCCGCCGATGACCGTGACTCGCGCCGCGCTGACGCCGTTGGGCACGATGAAATTGCCGGATGAGGTGAACACCTGCATGGAGGCAAAGCCGGGCCGCAGGGATGGCAGTTTGTAGTTGAGAAAGGGGGCGCCGGGTAGGGTTTCGATGTTTGCGGCGGTGATCGCCGTTTGACCGTAATTGACGGTGATGACGTAAAGCCCGACCCAGCCGGAATCCACCACCGGCGTTGTCTGCGTGCCCGCATTGGCGGCGGCACCTGGTTTTAACTGCAACTCCACGCGCTGAATGCGCTGGGTGTTTTGCGCGGTGCCGGAATTATTTGGCCCGGAATAAGGTTGCGCGGGAATCGCGGCGTTGACATAGGGCAGCACAACCGGCGCGGTGTCGGATTCTTCGAATGCCGCCTCGATGAGATAATTGACCGACTGGCCGGAAGTTGTGGGTGCGGCCAGCGTGAAACTTGTGGATTGCAGATTGATGCCGGTTTTCACGAGCTGGTCCGTCACGTCCGCCGCCAGCGAGCCATAGGCATTCGCGTCCACCGGTGAGAGTTGGGTGATGCTGCCCGGTGCGATATTCACGCTTAGCGAGGCCGGGGATGTTGGCGTGCAGGCCAGGCCATCCACCACCACGCTGCTGCCCAGCACGGCGGCGGTGAGCGCGCCGATGCCGACCATTGCGTGGCGATTTAGGCCAAGAATATCCGTATCCAGGGGAATGCTCCCCGGATAGACGATATTACGATCCATGATTCATCCTCAGTTTGAAATTTTTGTCCAGGCGATGCTGGCCACCGGCAGGGCGGCGGCGGCGGCGGCGTAGATGTCGGCATCGCTAATCGCGCCGGGGGCTTGTTCGGTGTCCGCGTAAAACATCGGGGCGGTGTTGTAGCCGCCGGGGCCTTCATTATAGCCGCCGGCATTGCTTATGGGCGTGGCGTTGGGACGGTAGGCGGTGACGAAAAACTGGAATGGCAGGTTTTTGCACCCATACCCGCCCGAGACGCCGTAGCCGAGCGTGCCGGAATTATAGCCGCCCGTATCGTTTGCGTTCAGCGGCTCAAAAATAACTGGCGTTCTGCCTGTGAGATTTTGTAACGCCAGCGAGAGGCCGGCGCGCGTTGCGCGCGGTGCCACAAGATTGGCGCGTATGCGGGCGCTGAAGGCGGAATCGGCCTCGCCCGCGCGGCGGGGGAGAGAAACACCGAAATAGTCGGTTGCGGCAATGTCCAGAAAAATGCCGGTTGCGGTGGCGATGCGTGCCGTGGTTCTGACGTTGGCGAGCAGGCTGTAAAGCCCGGTCCAGGCCGCCGCCAGGCCGGTTAACACGGCGTCCAAGTTTGGCGTGGTATCGCCAAACCAGCGCGCCGGCAGAACCGATTTCAACCGGGACAAAATATCAGACGTATCGCCGGTCATGAAACCGTAACCGTGCCGGTACGAACCACGCCGAAGAGCGGCGGGATGAGATCCGCCGTGCCGCCATTTAGCATTACCGTCGAGACATTGGTGACGGCGCCGGAGGCGGCATAGGCAAGCTGTGCCAAGCGTGTGTAGTTGAGGGTTGCCCCCACGCTGAGCGATGCGATGTAGGTCTCAATGGCCGCGGCGACGGCGGCGATGATTATTTGTTGAGAAGCACCGGCAACCAGCGTCACGTTAAGTGAAATATTTGCTGGCGTGACAACCGGCCCCTGCACGGAGAAACTTGAACCTACCGGGCGCACCGCATCCACCGCTTTTTGCACGGTGCTTAAAAGTGCCGCCGGCGGCTCGCCTGAGCCGTCATCCACCGTCACCACGAAATGGCCCATCTGGGTGGCGCCTGTTTGGTCGATATTCTCGCTGATGACGTAGCTGAGGCCCTGCTGAATTCCAGCAATCGCGGCGCCGATCGCGATATCGGTGGCTTTGGACAGGCTGGCAAGATAGTTGCCGAAGCGTAATTTGAAGGCGGCGTCACTCTCCGCATCGATGCCGCCTGTCAGCACCGCCGCGTTGGCGACCGTATCAATGCCCGCGAGGGCGGTGCTGACCACGGCAATCGCGCCGGGCTGCACATTGCCGGCGCTGCCTGCGAGACTGGCGGCCACTGGAACGGTGACACTCGCCACGCCGGACGCCAAATTATAGCCGGCGGCACTGGCGCTATAGGCGGGGTTGGCGGGGTCCGCCGTGACCAGAAAACTTTGCGCGCTTCCGGCGGTGGAGACCAGCGTGCCCACGGGAATGAAGGCGGCGACGCTGGGTGTGAAACGGGAGAACGTCACCTGGCCCATGGCCGCCACGGCGGGCAGCCGGAAAAAGCCGAAATCCGCCCCGAAACTATCGCAATCAGCGCCCGTGCTGGTGGCAAGCCGCGTGGTGGCAAGCACCTGCACGATGAGCCATTGCAGCCAGAGCGCGAGCGAGGCGTTTGCCTCCAATATCGCGCGCAGCACGGAACCCACGGTAAGGTCTAGCAGGCTGCTCGCGGCACCTTGGACGGAGGCCGCCATACCCTCCACCAGGGTGGAGAAATTCTGCAAAGATAGTTGCATGATGCCCTAGATGGAAAAGGTGAGGAGGTTGGTGGTTTGCGTTTGTGCATCGGCGTATTGGATGGAGAGGGCCATCGTGCCATCCACCGCCGCCGTCGCGCTGATGACCGGCGGCGGGCTAGCCGCCACGGCGGTTTCTTGCAGGATTTGCGTGCGTGTCACGGCTTGGATCGCCGCCGGCGCGCCAGGCTGGCCGATGAACTGGCCAAGCCCGGCACCATAAGAAAGTTGCCAGATATAATCGCCAGTATTGGTGAGCAAGCGGCGCAGCACGCGCTGTTGGGTTAATGCGGCTCCATCGGCGAGGGCGATATCCCCGGTTGGCCCCACCGCCAGATCACCGCCCCAAAGAAGCGAAACATCCGCCATTACACAGTGACCGATGGCGGGCTGGTGACGCCGCCTTGCGGGATTATGTGCACATGCGCGTCATAGGCTTGGCGCAAACCGGCCAGGGTGCCGTGCGCGCCGTTTTGGTCGGAGATGTTGCCGGTGACGACGAGGTTGCCGGTGACCTTAACCGTACTTGCCTGCATGGCAATGGTTCCATCATTTTGCAGTTTTACGGAACTTCCGGTCTGGTGTTGCAGCCATAATTCGCCGCTGGCGGCGCCGGGCGCTTTATCCACCGCGGACCAGACGCAGCCGATAATCACGCCGTGCTCGGCATCCGCTTCCTGGGCCACCACCAGAACCTGGTCCCCCGGTGTGAGCGGGGCTGCGAGACCCCAGCCATTGCCGACCCAGCTTGAGAGAATGGGCAGCCAGCCGCTGAGCACGTTTTCTGGTTGCAGCAAGACGCGCGCGGCGTAGGCCACGGGGTCAAAGCTGGAAACCAGCCCGAACCGCGCGACACCGGCAAGCCCGTCCAGCGCGCCGGCGCGGGCTTTCACGGTATTCCAGAATTGATCCACGTTTTGGCTTTCAGCTAATGAGTGCGTGGGCGCGAATGGTTTCGATAAAACCGCTGCGCGAATCTATTGAGCGGGTGATGGTGTCTATGACGTAGGTTTGGTCCAGTGCCGTGTTTGTGCCACTTAAAAGAATTGGCGAGGATGGGCTTAACGCCAGCTCGCCCGGAATTTCCGCGCGCAAAATTGTTCCATGCTGCGTGAGAGCCGATAGATGGTTTGCCGCTAGTTTGGCTGCCTGGCTGCTGGTCAGGTTCGGCCGGATGAGCGTGGTGGAACCACTTGTTGCGGTGCCGGCGGTTTGCGTGAGGACGGTTTTGTTACGCGCGTTCCAGGATTTTACCGTGGTGCGCGATGGTAGGGTCGCCGCAATATCCAGGTTCAAATTGATGCAATTTTGCGGTGTCAGCAGCGCTGGCACGCCGGCGGCGAGAGGCCCAAAATTCAGCGTTGTGCCGGTGACGGAGAGTAAAAAATTTTCGGCCTGCGCGAGGGCGGAGAGCAAGTTCCATTCACTGCCATTGCGGGAATGCGCGGAAAGCGCGCTGCGCGCATGGTCGAGTTCGTAATACTGACCGACCGGGGTGTTCGTCGCTGTCACATTCAGTGTCAGCCCATGGCGCGTGGCGATGGTGGTGGCAATCTGGCTTGCTGTTTGGTTCGCATAGGTTTGCGATATTTCACTGTCAATCAGCCGCGCGGAAAGATCGCGCCCGGACAGGATTGCGGTGTTCGCTTGCAGGTCAAGCCTGATATTGTCGATCTGGCCGGTGAGTAGATTGACATAGCCGTCGGCGCTGACCGCGACGCTGATGGTTATTGTTTGCAGGCCCAGGGATGCGAAATATGCGGCATCCGCCAACATGCCGTCCCCAACGGCGACTGTCACCGTGAACCGGTCAGCCGCGAAATAGGCCAGCTGTTCGATTTCCAGAGAGATGGCGCCATATAAGGGTTCATTGCCGATCAGCAACTGGACGCGTGGTGTGCTAACTGGCAATGCCGCCCCCGGCATTCGGGTTTTTCTCCGGAATCACCAGCTTATTCAATCCGGTCAGCACCGGGTCGGAAAGCCCGTTCGCCTGCGCGATGCGGATCCATTGCGTTGCGTCATTCAAATAGATCGCGGCCAGGGCGAATAAGTTGCCGCCGACAACGGTAATGGTTTGCGCGCTCATACGAGTTCATTCGCGAGGTTGGTGGCCGCCCGGCTGACATAGCCGTTTATGGCGGCGAGGCCGGCGAGTTGGGAGGAATTCGTGGTCATCTGGTTCACAGCCGCGATCCCTGTTCCTGCATCCGGCGCGCTGTTGAGTGCCGCGACATTGGCGCCAAGCGCGCCGCCGGTGCTGGCGATGCCGGCC